GTTTCATCACTGTCCTTGGAGGGCATTTTTCATGGACTTTTTTATATGAGTAACCTGTTTCTGTTTTAACTTGCTTGAAATTGCGAGGTGATTCATGACATCAAAATCCGCCGGCAATAAATTATATTTCATGAGAATGTCTATATCTCCCTGTTCGGCACGCTTTTTTAACAAACATAATTCATCCACACCGACCGATACACCTATATTCCTAGTTCTACGGTTTATAGCTCTTACTTTTTGATATCGCATTTTCATGTTTCCAAACTTTGTCCATGAACTACCGGGTCTAATATTTTCCCTTTTGAGTGGTTTCCCCATACATGATTTTGGTATAGAAACCGACGATAACGCATAATATGGCATGAGTTCCCAACATCCGGCGTATATCGATGAATCATATATATCTGTGTCCGAGAAAGAACGCGAGGCGCGCACATAATTTACATTTTTGGAATCTATGTAATTTTCTTGGAATATATCTGATATATGACCGTGTTCGGTTAATCTACTATCTAATAGTATATCATTCGTGCTTTCACAAAGTACATCGTATATATACTCTTTCGGCGTTTTAAAAATATCCTTTTCATCGGATTCATCATCTAGATACGATAAAAAGTTTCTGATATTACCGTGTGATCTTTCGGCCGCCGCCTTAGCTCCGGTTCTAGAATCTATACTCAATAATTTGTTAATAGATGGAACCGGTAGGTAAATCACCTCAAAATTTGGTACTCCTAGATAGAAACTACTGGTTGTTATTATATGGGAACCATTGGTATATTTAACCCCATCACATATACTTTGAAATATATTTTTATATGGGTAGTATGTGGGGTCGTAATCGTCTATAAACAGATGTTTATGGGAGCCTCTAACACGATCCAGAAACGCGGTTTTATTTGATATATTTTCATGTGTTATCTCGATACTATTCCTATCATTAAGGATACAATCCAGAAAATGTGTCTTACCGCTTCCTACATTTCCACATATAATCACGTTTGTGTTTGATTTAATGTGTTCTTGTAATATTTTAAATTCCCTTTTATGTATCGTGATTTTATTTTCAGTATTTTTCTGTGGCGTTATTTTAATGAAGCAATCCATCGATGATCTTACTAATCAGGCAATAGATATTGTGACGAAAAATTCCGCACTACAAGAACGTGTCGTCGAACCTTTAAGAAAGAAAATTTTTCCATATCTGATATGTGTCACTTTATTTAACATCGTCATGTTCATATTGATTCTTTATATGGCTCGACGTATTTCTAAAATGCAGGTATAAATAATATTTATTAAATGTAAGTATGAATAAAGAAACGAAACTCCGGTTGTTTTGGGCAATTTCCTTTTTGGCGGTAACGATCCGACTCATGGTGGGTGTGTATCGGGATCAGAAGAAATCAACTCCCGTCGTAAATAATATTCCCAGTATTAATTAAATGAAGAGGGGTGCTCGCAATTCTCTTCTCATTGTCGGTTTATTGGTCGTGATTATAATTTTGTTAATGAATCCGCGAGTTATTCGTCTTCCATCGAGAAGGCCCCATCAGCCCATCGTTGTTAATTCTTTACCAGACGTCAGGCGGCAGCCCGAATTTAGAAATGCTCCCATCAAGAAGTACAAACCGGGTCGAACACAACAAATGGGAATACTGATTGGTAACGACGAGGAGGCACTCCCATTATACGGGAAGGAAGTTCGGAATCGACGAGACAGATACCATTATTACACCACCACACCAGGCAATCAAATTTACCCGTTACCTCTCGTCCATAACGGTAGGGAATGTACAGAGGATATCGGATGTCCCGAGTTTTATGGAGGTGAGAGTGTTTCTGTTGTCTCCAAGGATGGTACGTATCAAACCAAAATGTATAGGACTGATAATTTCTTCTAATAAATGTAATTAAAAAATATCATTAAACATAAAGTAGTATGGTTCGCTATTCTATGTTTAACAATAGACCATCACAGTGTCGGACTGTAGGCGTCAGAGCCTCGAGACGAGTTGATCAGGGTTATTCGTTATCCGAAAAGGAGTCTATTATCACACGAAAGGCACTGGAGACTTTATACGAGACTCCTGTCAGGGATATGTTCAGTACTCTAGATTCTCATATTCATCAGGTGCGTTATAGATTGGTTCTTTCGGACGCAATCGATGATGCACGTGAGGAATGTAAGGATGACATTCATTGTATAGGTTGTAAATTAGCATGGGAACGTGTATGCGAGATAGAAGATTCGGCGGATAGACACAAGGATTTTTATCAGTGATGTTTACTTGCCACATTTATCACAATATTCTTCCTTACGTTCGATGAGGAAGACGTGATCATACATATGCGTTAAACCTAAAAACACAGCGACGAGACTTAACATCATCTTGGGACTTCGCACATTTTGACGAGACATGGACAAGATCGCCAAGATAATGGCGGCAAAAATAATAACCCGGATCATTCCCGGCTTCGGTTTTAACACACTGAGGTCAAACGATTTCTTTTCTTCCTTTTTGGGGACTTCGACGATTTCGGAACCGGACGACATTTTATAGTATTACCTGAGAAATAAATGTTTTCTACAGACGGATTTATAGATGTCTTTGTCTCCAATGAGTTCGAGTTCGTCAGATTCGATGGTTCTTTTTGTAAATGGACCGGGTGTTCCATCCATACAATCCATACACAACGCTGATAATTTCACGACTTCATCCGCCATTGGGATACAATCTATGAGTGTTCCAAATTTTCTTTGTCTGTAATCGCCGTCTAATCCAGCAAGTAACACCGACTTATTCTTACTGAGACACAATTCACAAAATCTCCTGAGATCTGAAAAAAATTGCGCCTCATCTACGGCTATAATTTCCGCGTCTTTGAATGTGTTTTTGTGTATGATTTCATTGAGTGTTTTTGTTTTTATACACTCAAATGTTATACCGTCGTGTGTTTTTACCACTTCTTCTGGCGAACGGGTATCCTTTGCGCAATTGACGACCAGTACCCGTTTGCCAATGATTTTATAGCGCTTAAGTCGTCGTATCAGTTCGGATGTTTTACCGGAAAACATATTTCCAATAATCACACTGACACTCATCTCTCCATAAAATAATATTGTATTTTTTATATGGGTATTCGACATAAGGCCACTTTTGGTGATTTCGATGGGTACTATTATCCAAGTAGTGGCCGTGTCAAGTTTGGGGCTTGGACATTTCCAACCATTACCATAGCACTTAAATATATTCAGGATCCCATGTCACCGTTTTATTCACCCCACAAGTAACTTAATGTCCGTTTGATATTTATATCGTTCCATACTTGATTAATAAAACCTCCACTGAATATTTTATTAAAAATATACATGTTATTTTAATAAAATATTTTAAATCATTCATTATTCTGCTCTAGTAACATTTTACGAATATTATCGTATAGAATACTTAATAATGCAATTTTATATGTAAGAAATCCAAATAATGTCGCTCCATAGTCAAATTCAAATGGGATTGGTGTGTGATTCCATATGCCTTCGCCCATAGCTAAACAAATTGGGAATAAAATGGGCATTTCCATGGTTCCTTTCTCTATGTTATCTACCTTGGAATACAACGTATCTAGGTATGCCAGTGATGTTCCCAGTCCTACGCCATATGATATTCCAGCTTCGACACCCTGACCTATAAAATAGGATACAGTCAACGATGTACCATAAATTACTGTTGTTTGTGTTAGCTTTCTTTTCAGTTTGATATATTCATCATTGTTCGATGTATGAATACCCTTTTTTAATGGCCGAGGTGAAAGAGAAGATCTTATGGAGAGCATATATTATTGATATTATTTTTTATTTTAATTGAATTTATTCCAGTTTTCTTCCCATGATTTGTGGGGATATTTACGGACTACTCGCGAAATTCTGGTATTACATCTTCGGCAGTCTATTAATTTAAAGTCTCCCTCAAGTTCTGTTAGACACTTGATTCTGATGACTTTATGACCTCTACAATTTACACAACAACTTTTAGATTTGGGACGTTTTGGTGTTTTAAGTCTAGTTTCAGCTGAAAGTTCCAATGATTTTGCGTATAATTGGTATGCTGATATAATCTTGGTCATGTACTATAATATATACAAATCTTTATTCTTCTTCGATATTTGCGAGATAACTCGCCATGTTGAATATATCGGTGAAATAGTCAAAGGAAGCATCTACGAAATCGCCATCATAGTTTCTTTGTAATATGTTATTGGTGTCATATACCATAAATAATGCCATTAAACCCACACCAATTTTATAGAAGTTCTTAGACTTTTTCTTGGCAAATATACTATAAAAAAGCATAGCCAGAATTGCTCCAAACAGCATGAGACCAATGGGTCTCAGGTTCCAACCCATTTTGATTGTGATGGCACCAAGAACAAACATGAGAATGAATATTCCGATAGCATCCGTGAGCGCTTCTTTCGCATTAAGATCTCTGGACGTTAAAACGCCCATGAAGAAGGACAACAACGTAAAGAGTGCGAATTTATACGGAAGTTTTAATTTAATGAAGACGAGAGGAATTAATGTACAGAAAAATAAAATCAAATACATGAGCATATTTTTCGCCACGTGATCACTGAACCGCGGACTATCTATAATTCGTTGCGCTGTTACGTACGCAATTGTCCCCTGAAAAATAAGGTTACCAAACACTTTTGCCATGAAAGGAGCCTTTTCCTGAATCAATGTCATGTTTACATGAATGAAGAAAAAATATTAATTAAAGATTAATGACATGACATTAATAATGAGTACTCTCAGGGTTAAGAAATTGAAATATGATGCAATTATACCTTCACGAGGGTCTCCTTTGGCTGCTGGTTACGACTTATATAGTACATGTGATCTCAGTATTAACGCAAACGAAAGAGCTATTGTCGAGACGGGCATCGCAATTGAAATGCCAGAAGGCGTTTATGGACGCGTTGCTCCGCGATCGGGGCTCGCCGTGCGATCGGGAATATCCGTTGGAGCGGGAGTCATCGATAGAGACTACAGGGGAGAACTCAAGGTGGTCCTCTTCAATCAAGGATCAGAGTCATTCGATGTCAAAAAGGGGGACAGAATCGCACAGCTCGTGTTGGAGAGGCACGAGATGCTCGAAATTGAGGAAGTTGGCTTGTTGGAAGAAACCCACAGAGGTGAAGGTGGATTCGGATCTACTGGAGTGTGATTAATTTTTCTTTTTTGATGTATATGGTTTAATATTTCTCCCAGATATGGTCTTTCGGGTTACGGGACTCATGGCCTTTCTGAAATTATCCCTAACTTTGCGCACAAATGTTTTTAAACCGCGTTTATTAAATACGGTCTTGATTTTACCGTTATTCCCAACATTCGTACTAATATACACACGTTTCTTGGGTTTAATATTTTTTTTGGCTACCGGGGTGAACTCCTTGTTGTACCACGTCGCGACGTTCTTATTCCTGTTGTTAGAATTGGATGCGCCATTTTTGTTATTTGAATTTGAATTTGAATTATTCGAAAGATTAGTATTCGGCGGTCTGGAGACAAGTCCCCGTCTCCGATTGAGTCGTTGCATTCTCTCTCTTCGTCGTCGTGCCTCGGTTTCGTTTTGAGTACGGATTCGTCGTTCGCGATCGGCTCGTGAAATTGGCATCGATACTTATAAATACCTCACATTAAAAATTTTATATATTGGGATTACAAGTTATAAAATTTTTTAGTTTATTTTTTTGTGTAGTATAGCTATTTAGCTTCCAAACGCAACGCCCCCGAGGCCATCCTTGATGCGTAAAATGTTGTAATTCACAGCGTAACAGCGTATTTGGGGAGAACCTCCACCGACCGGGTTCTTAATCATTAATTTAGCGTTATCGATGCGGGAAAAATTTAGTGTACCACTCGGTTGCGATTTATTGAGAGTTAAACCAAACGGCCACGTATAGAGGGGTGCCGTATCCAATACAGCGCTCGGGAGTGCGGACGTGTGCATTTCGGGGACAACGTTGTGGTGGAAAGTTTTACTGGTGTTTTCAAAGAGGGGAGTACCGTTGATGTACATTGTAGATTCGTCGAACGAATATTCGGTTTGCCACGCGGCGCCTGCGGATTGACCCGAGACCAAATGCACCGCCTTCGTCGGGTGATTGAAGTACGATAAGTCTATCTCTGTCGCTGTATTGGATGTTATTTGGTATTGAGTTTGTGTAATGAGTATTTCATGCTCTTGATCCGTGAAATACTTTCTTTCATCGGAGTCTAAATACACATACGTACCATAAACTTTGGGCGTTTCCGCCGGAGTGAATCCATCACGACACTTGACACGAACTTCAACTTCGTGGTATGCGAGACCACACAAGGGGAGACACTTGGTAAAATCCTCGGAGAAGAAGAATGGTATCATGTAATAATCGGCACTCGGTTCCACGGCTGTACCCCTGGCGTTACCCGGGACTTCGTTAGTACTAACGGCACACGAACCACGGGCACCATTTTCTTTATATAAAATATTATGAACCCCCTGGATGTACAACGAATCGAGGCGGGCGACCTCCTGACCTCCGATGTGAAGGCTGAATTCCGTGGGCGCGGATGCGGTATTGGAGAATAACCCATCGTTGTTCGTTTGAACATTACTGATACTCTGGGCTTCGATCCATAAATACGAGAGTAAATCTCCCTTGGAACGGATCGGAATAGTGACTTCGTTGTTAGAACCGAACGTACCTATGTAGTCCATTCGCTCTGGTTTTATGGAAAAGTTTGTATGGCGCTTGAAATTTTGTCGAAAAAAACTGACTTGGGGTTCGCCTGTTATATAGGCATCCTGAACACCGACACTGACAAGATCAATCAACGCAGCTGACATTTACTAATAATGTATATTAAAAATTTAGCTCGATTGATACACAAAGGACATGGTCGTGTTTCAGGCTCTCACATGGGAAGCACGGGACACGGAAGAGTGTGACGAACATCTTATCAGTATTTTTGGAAAAACCGAGGATGGAAAGTCGGTTTGCCTGACGACCAGCTTTACTCCATACTTTTTTGTTAAACTTCCAAAAGGTACATCGGAACAAGACGTTCAATCGCTATATAAGGAACTTAATACACTGAGACCCGGTTGTCTGGTGAGTTATAGTCTTACGAGAAAGAAAGATGTATGGGGATTTCAGAATAATGAAAAGTTTGCATTTATGCATTTAAATTTTAATAGTGTTGTGTCTAGGCGAAAGATCAATTCATTATTCATGTACAATGGCGATTTCAAAAAATACAAAGTTTATGAGTCGAATTTAGATCCCGTACTTCGGTTAATGCACCGAACTGGTATTGAATCAACTGGATGGCTTGATACGGGTTTGTCCTGTGTCAGATCACATCTCGCTACTGTAGATATCGATCTATTCTGTAATGATTGGAAAACCCTGAAACCAGTAGAAAAAACAACGACAGCCCCCTTTGTCGTTGGTTCTTTTGATATTGAAGCGAATAGTTCTACTGGTAAATTCCCCTGTGCGACCATCATGGGAGATGCTTGTTTTCAGATCGCTATATCCTTATGTAAATTTGGATCCGACGAGCCATACGACAAAACATGCTTTTGTTATAAAAATACAGATCCCAATCTTGACGGGTGTAATATTTTTAGTTATTCTACTGAGCGTGAAATGCTGGAAGCATTCGCCAAATATCTTCATAAGATGGATGTCGATATTATATTGGGGTGGAACATTTATGGATTTGATATGGAATATATCTATCAAAGAGCTCAATTGGTTAAGTGTAATTTCGACTTTTTCAATCTGGGAAAACTGAAGAATCGTGAATGTGAAATGGTATATAAGAAATTGTCATCGAGTGCTCTGGGGGACAACGAATTAAAATTACTTCCCATGCCGGGAAGATTTGTTTTTGATTTGTTTCAAGAGGTAAAGAAGGGGTATAAATTGGATAGTTATAAATTGGACGCTGTATCTAAGGAGTACTTGGGCGATCAAAAAATTGATATGCCCGCCAAAGAAATGTTTAAGAGGTACCGCGAAGAAGATCCGGTAAAGCTTCGGGAGGTGGCCGAATATTGTATTAAGGATACACTGCTTCCTCATCGTCTTTTAACCAAATTATGTACCCTCGTGAATCTTCTAGAAATGGCAAAGGCTACCTGGGTTCCCCTGACGTTTTTGTGTGAGAGGGGGCAACAAATTAAGGTATTTAGTCAGCTATGTAAGAAGGCGAGGGAGATGGGTTTTATGGTACCGACCATCAAATACGGTGTCATGTCGGAAGATGGTTATGTTGGAGCTACCGTATTAGAGGCTACAAAAGGAGCTTATTATAATCCCATTACAGCTCTCGATTTCGAAGCCCTATATCCCAGTATAATGTGTGCTCATAACCTATGTTATTCTTCGTATGTGATGGACGAAAAGAACTATGGTAACATTCCGGGCGTCACATATGAGGAATTCGAGGTTGGAGACAAAACGTATAAATTCGCACAAGGCGTCCCGAGTCTTTTACCAAGCATTCTCGTGGAATTGAAACAATTTAGGAAACAAGCAAAAAAAGATATGGCCGTATCTACCGGATCATTAAAAGAAATGTACAACGGTAAGCAGCTGGCCTACAAAATCAGTATGAACTCTGTGTACGGATTTACGGGCGTAAGTAAGGGAATGCTTCCGTGCGTCGCTATCGCATCTACGGTTACTTGTAAGGGTAGAAGCATGATTGAGGAAACAAAGAATTATGTGGAGGCCAATTTCCCGGGTTCAAACGTAAGGTACGGGGATTCCGTTACTGGTGATACTCCATTACTCATCCGAAAGGACGGAGTCATTAGTACCTCGAGAATTGATTCGCTCGTTGATATGTATAATCTTCGTTCTGATGGTAAAGAAACATCTTTGATAGATGCCGAGGTATGGACTGAAAATGGCTTTACACCCATTAAACAGATCGTAAGGCACAAGACATCTAAAAATATACACAGAGTTGTAACACATACGGGTATTGTCGATGTCACTGAGGATCACAGTTTACTCCTAAAAAATAAGTATATGGTCAAACCATCCGAGGTGGGACTCGGACAGGAATTATTACATGGAAATACCAGGGATGCATTTGAAACAGCCACGCGTATGATAAGTATTACACGAGAGGAAGCAAAGGTGATGGGTTTCTTTTTCGGTGATGGTTCGTGTGGCACTTATGAATGTCCATCTGGAATTAAACGATCATGGGCATTAAATAATTCTAATATGGATTATTTACTTGAAATACAGAAACTGTGCCCGTTTGAAACTAAGATATATGATACACTTGAAAGTAGCGGTGTATATAAATTATGCGCCATCGGAGATGTTAAATCTGTGGTTGAACGGTATAGAAAATTATTTTATAATGGCCACGGCGAAAAAATTGTCCCTCCGTGTATTCTAAATGCATTCCCCAACATTATAGAACGTTTCATTGAAGGATATTACATGGCTGATGGCGACAAAGCGGGTAACAGAATGGATTGTAAAGGCAAAGAAGGTTCTATGGGGTTACATCTATTGGGTAGAATACTGGGATATAATGTATCTATCAATACTCGACAAGACAAATTGAAAGTTCTGAGACAAACCTGGACAAAATCAACACAAAGAAGAAATCCGATTGCTATCAAAAAACTAGAGCTTCTTGGTGAGACGGACGATTATGTATATGATCTTACGACGGGATCCCATCATTTCCATGTAGGACCGGGTGAATTAGTTGTTCATAATACGGACTCTGTAATGGTTGAATTTGACGTAGGTGATCGCAAGGGAGTTGAAGCCGTAGAATACAGTTGGAAAATTGGAGAAAGGGCTGCCGAGGAATGTAGTGCCCTTTTCAAGGCTCCAAATAATCTCGAACTTGAGAAGGTATATTGGCCATTCTTTCTCTATTCTAAAAAACGATATGCCGCAAAGTTATGGACACAAGGTAAAGATGGTAAAATGAACATGGATTATATTGATATCAAGGGATTACAAGTTATTCGTCGTAATAATACAATGCATCTCCGAGAGGTGTGTAAGGAATTGTTCGATCTCATTCTCAATTCAAATGATACTGTACCACCCAAAGAATTGGCAAGACAGCGAGCGATCGAGTTATTATCGGGCGATGTTCCAAACGACAAACTAGTCCTTTCGCAAACGTTGGCAGACAGTTATAAGGTTAAGGGTGTTTCTAGGTCTGTCAATAGTGAGTATATAAATGAAATGAATCAATCCCACGTACAGGTTGTTCGTAAGATGAGAGATAGAAAACCCGGAAGCGAGCCACAAAGTGGAGATAGAGTACCTTTTATTCTTATTAAAACGGAAGATCCTCGTGCGAAGGCATTTGAGATGTCCGAAGATCCAAAATACGCAGCGGATAACAATATTCCTATAAATTACCATTACTATTTCGAAAATAAATTTTTAAATCCAGTCTCGGACTTACTCGATCCACTGTATGACGACGCTAAGCGTGAAATTTTTGGTGAGATTATCGATAAAAACAAACCCCCTAAAAAGGCACGGAAACGCAGTGAATATCCATCACTGAGTTCCATGAAAAAGGATGATTTAATCGAAGAGTGTAAGCAATTTAATATAGATTCAACCGGTACGGCTGCCGCGCTAAAGGAACGTCTAAAAGATGCACGTGCCAAGAAGGAAAATAACAGTTCGAGTATAGCAATGTTATTTAAAAACTACGAACAAAGTAATAGTAAGGAATAATGTTGTCTGATGACTTTCTACGCTCAATCGAGAGTGAGGTTGAAAAACAGGTCAATGATAAGGTAACCGTAATTCTGGGGGATATCGCAAAAAGGTGGAGTCTTCCATTGGATGCCCTTCTTCGGGACATACCAAGCATATCTACCGATACTCTAAACAGGGGACAGTGTCGGGGTGTCCAAAAAAACAATAAACGCTGTACTAGACGCGGCAAGAATGGTGGGTATTGTGGTTTTCATCTTTATCAAAAAAGAGCACTTTGTCCGGTGGTTGTAGAATCTCGTTTTCAGCACACACATGACATGTCAATTCCATTCATGGAGAATTGTCCGGCTTGTATCGCTATAAAAAATATTACACCACCCCAACATTCAACGGATCGTAATGAACTTATAGATTTGGATAATATACTATAGTAATGAGTAAATCGGATATTCTGCTAACATCAATCAATCACTTTTATGACGACACCGAGAATAAAACTATGTTAAAATCTATACTCGATAAATCCAGTGGCATATCACTTCGTAATTTGGAGTGGTTCATCACTAACTATGCAAAAAAGAATAATTTGACATATACGACAAGTAATGGTAAGTTATTTACTGTTCATTGTGCATATAAATCAACTCTCGATGGATATAGCAAAAAATTATTTGACCCATTTTGTCGTTCGGAAAAGATATCATATACGATACCGGGGACAGATGATGAAATTAGTACCACGGTTGCCCAACTCAATTTCATCAAATGGTGTATAAAAAATAAAGTGATTGATTACATTTCAAACAATAAAGATACGTTATTTAATAAGCGAGAGAAATAAACCCACCCGAAAATTTAAACGTTTGGTAGCCAGTGTAATATAAATGTAATGTATATGTATCTGTTAAACCGGATTTGAGATTTACCTCCAAATTGGTTTTATCGGATTTTAGTTGCGAAAAATCTAAGCTCCCCGATGGTTTCACATTCATTGGATACATCGAGAAGCTATAAGTATAGACATTCCTATAGGGACGAGACAATCGGGCTCTTATCGTTGTCAGGTACTTGTAATACGAATGGTTTGCGTCCGTTATATTTGGGGTGTCTTGTCCGTTGATATAGAATTTTGCTTTATCCATTACCGGATAAAAGAACGAATATAATTGATCAAAATCGAGTATAGATCCAAAATTGAATCTATTTTGAAAGTAATGATAATCGGCACTAATTGAACCTGGTATTTGATAACTTGCCAAGTAACTGGAATCCACACCCGGTCCCTGTGCGACTTCTATATTTTCAAAATCCTTGTTTCGCAAAAACCAATGAATACACTTTACCGGTATATTCGGAACCAATTGTAATTTCATTTGATCCTTGCCGACTTCGGTTTCCATGGTTGGGTGTTTCTTCACAACATCGGTGATTAACTGCGTCGCTTCTTTCATGTAATAGATTCTTTCTTCTGGGGTTATTGTCAATTCCTCTGTGATGATATCAAATTCCGGAACCGAGATAGTCGTGGATGAGTCCGTGAAGAAGGTTTGAGGGTGTAACACGAATGTAAATTCAAGCTTTTGTTTATGTATCGCACAAAGTGGGAAGAATGGTCTATTTGGTTGGTTTGTATCATATTCGTCTCCCGAATATTTTCTTGAAAAGAAGAACGGGAGGGGTATGATGAGATCGGTGTCATATTGTGCGTAAGCGCCGTTATCGACGGCACCATCATACGGAATGCCACGGTTAATCAATATCTTATTTGTAATCTTCTCGGACATTTCCATATACAACTCGTCATACAATATCATCCAATCGTCATATATAGTTTCCAATTCTAATTCATCAACCCTCATAGTAATCGATTTGAATAGATGTCTTCCCAATTGGTCAGCATAATTCTGACCATTCCCGGGAGCGCCGTTTATTTTTGGCATTTTTATTGAAATATACATATTACTCAATAAATCTCCCATGTTTTGTGGGTTCATGGTAACCTTTATGGTTTCACCAAATGGCCAGGTGGCTTTTCCTCCTGGATTAATGACGGGGGTGGTTCGATGATATTTTGAAAAATTCGAATGACGTTTCTCTTTATAGGTAAATAAAGACCTCGCCTTTTCGTCGTTGGATATAAGGTGGCCATCTTGCTTTCCTATCGCGTGAAGGCATAACATGGCTCCGGTGCTGGCACCGTTTATGTCGCACATACTACTTATTGCTTACATATTTTTAATATCTAATTTCCACATGTCTATGGGGGATGTCTGTTTCATAATTTCCAGTTGGCGTCTAGCTTCATTGGATTCTTGGATGAGCGACTTCACAGACTCTTCTGTGTATTGAACTGTTTTGATATTCAAGAGATAATCATAATTCCCATCAATTTTTGGGAAAATTTGTGATATTTGTCTTTCGAGATCCAACTTTTTCCGTCTGAAAACAACCAATTCTCCATCTATAACCATCAAAACGAATTTAGATTTGTAACTGCACAATGTTGCCTTATTTTCCAATACTTTAATGAGGTGGGATTTTCTTGCGTTGTAGTGTTTCATTCGTAATTCAATGAAATCAACGAGAATCTCCTCTGGACTTTTGTATTTGTATATTCCTCTTGTTGGATGAAATAGATGCATGTTCGAAGAGTTTAACGATCGTCTCAATTTTAAGTCTTTCATTGGATCATTACCCGTATAACCAACAATGTCAAAATCAACATTTTCGGTTGTACTGTTATTTGTATATGAAGTGATTGTCTTCTTCTCAACGAGAGTGTCGAGGTATTCTTTGTAATCCTGTGTCCATCTTCCCGGGGGAAGCTCGGTCACTTTAATCTTAGATCCCGTGTTTCTCCACACACCTTCGGCGATCCAAGCACCTTCATCACCTTCCCGTGTGATGGTACCCTTGAATCCCCTATACCATGGTTTCATGGGGACGATTGGTTTTTTATCAAGAACCCGAAGGATATTGTTTTTAATATCAAGTGGATTGAACGGCGGGACAAAACTAGAAAACCCCGTCCCGATACCCTCCGATCCGTTGATAAGTATCGTGGGAAGAGTGGGCATATAATAATTCGGTTCGATCATTCTCCCATCGTCGTCCAAATACGTGAGGATCGCATCATCTCTATGGTCAAACAGTCTTCTTGCTTCTTTTGTAAGTTTGGTGAAAATATACCTCGTTTGACTCGCGTCCTTCCCACCCATCAGTCTCGTCCCAAACTGACCACAAGGTTCGAGGAGATTGATATTATTACTACCCATGTAATCATTTGCCAATTTCACAATTGTGTCAGCGAGGGAAACTTCTCCATGATGATATGCCGATGTTTCTGCGACGTATGCTGCCAGTTGAGCAACCTTCATTTCATTTCTGAGATCCTTTTTGAAACAAGAATACATAACTTTTCGCTGGGATGGCTTTAATCCGTCCGCAACATGAGCGATGGATCTTTTCAAGTCCGCGAGACTAAAATTGACCAAGTCTTTGTGAATGAAATTTGTAATTCCGAGTGATTGGATCGACCCATACGGGACTTCCAATTCATTTGGATTCTTTGCGGTATTTCTCAAAAGCCATTCTTTTCTTGCGTCGGCCTTCTTTTTGTCAAAAGCCAGAATAATAGATTCATCTGACATCTTATCCATTTCAAATTTTACCGTGAGCTGCTGAATTTGTTTGAAATATTCTCTCGCTTCCTTCGATGTGGATGTACCCAGACCCTTGTAATATTTGATCTTCCATCCGGATTTACCGTTTCCATACCACGTCCTAAACGAAGAATCTGTATAGAATGATTTGGTTTCCGAACCCTTCGTTGCCTTAATGATAGGAGTAACCATACTCACAACAAAGTTCATTTTCAATAGACTTGGCCAGAAATGATGTATCATATTCAAGATCAGCCCCTTGATATGAGACCCATCGTTATCAGCGTCTGTCATGATCATAAGACGACCGTAGCGAAGTTCGGAAACATCTGTATATTCTTTACCTTGTTGGAGACCTAAAATCTTCTTGAGATCGTTGAATTCCTGATTAGATGTTAATTGAGACACGGAAGCATCCCGGACATTCTTACATTTACCACGGAGTGGGAAAACGCCATAATGATCCCGACCAACGACCGAAAGCCCCGCGACCGCCAAAGTCTTCGCTGAATCACCCTCTGT